ATGACCGCGGGCCTTCCAGTCGTGTAAAACCTGCTTTGCCCACGCAGGACCCATCGTAAAGGATAAATGGTGATGGTTACGATTGGTTGGCATGTCAGGATCTCCGAATAAAGCGGGAGCGGCCCGCGGCTCACGTTTATAAAAGTGCGGTACTCGTCATCATCTGCAAATTCATGTCGGTTCGCGTTGACAAGATCAAAGTGTGCTTGGCGGAGTTGATAAAAGTTGTAGGGACAGTCCAACTGTAGAAACTTACAGGCATCCAAGATGCGATTGATATGGGCGTCGAGCTTGAAAGTTTCCTTGTTGAAACTCCTAAGCATCGAGAAAGTGCTGTCTCCATACATACTTCCTGAGTCATAGAGGCTCTGTACTGCTTCGCTCTCGGGTAGGAGTTTCCCATTTTTCCATATGCGGCGGCTCATGCCAACAACTTAATTATGTCAGTAATGTGAAATTCATTATTGCCAAAGTGATTATAGATTCTCTCGATGCACTCAAAATCTTCCTGCGTATTTACATCGAGCCTAAGATTGGACCGCCACGCTGGCGGGCATGGCGGCACCACGATATTATGCGTGTCGTGGTAATACTTGTGCGGGTGCTCGCGCATTGACGGCTTGCTGATTTCAAAGTTCAAAAATTCCAGCATCTCCATTGTGTACATTTCAGCGCCAATGCCATCGGGCCAACCAAGCTCCCTATTGGCAACTCGGTAATCACCGGCATTCGTCACCAGCGCACCCTTGGCGCCGAGATTGCCATGTTCGATGAGCAGGTCTATGGCTTCGGGCTCAATGCAGGGATTGTCGGCGCAAATGCGGATGATCGTATCGGCCTCGAACTCACGTGCGCAAAGATAATATCGTTTTGAGAGATCGGCATCGTTAATATCATATTGACGGGCAAGAAATACGGATGCTCCGGCTGCGAAGGCGACGGCTAAAAGCGGAATATCTTCCGATGCCCACGGCATTGCGACAATGATTTTATCAATCCGCTTCGCTCGCTTCACCCGCTCGATAACGTGTTGCAGCATCGGCTTACCAAGCAATTCTATGCTGCCTTTGCCGGGGAGCCTGTCGTTGCCGTTTCTTGCTTGTATAATCGCCGCAATCATTTGAACCGCCTCAACTTTTCCATGACCGGCCTCTCGCTCTCAATCATGCCGATAGCGCCATCGCCGCGGGCAATCTCGAAATCACGTATCTCTTGCACCAGCTTTTTAAACGCCGCCGGCTCCAACGACGCCGCCTGATCGCTGCCCCACATGGCCCGGTCCAGGGTTAGATGGCATTCAATGATTTTCGCCCCCATCACTGCCGCGCACAGCGCCGGCCACGGGCTGACGGCGTGATGGCTCCAACCGACGACACATTCAGGATAGCGATATTTCATTTCTCGAATACGCTCAAGTCGTAAATCCTTCAGCGCACTCGGATATGTCGCCGTACAAACCAAGATCGCAAGATTGACATGAGCAAGCGCACACTCACATGCTTTTTCAATCTCAATATTGCTGCTCATCCCGGTAGAAACAATCGTAGGCTTTCCAGTCTCATCAATCGCCTTCAACAATTCCATATCCGTCACGCACGCGCTCGCCACCTTGTAAAATGGCACGTCGAAAAACTCTAAAAACTTTACCGACTCACAATCCCACGGTGAGGCAAACCAAGTTATTTTCTTTTGGTAACAGTACTCATTGATTTCAGGATAATCGTCGAAACCAAATTCCAATCCGCGTTTAAGATCGCCATTCGTTTCACCGAAAGGGCTTTCGCGCGGGCGAGCGAGTTCTTCGGCTGTGTAGACCACATCAACGGTTCTTTTTTGCAGTTTGATCGCATCGGCACCTATCTCCACCGCGGCGTCAATCATCTTCTTAGCAATCTCGACAGATCCTTGATGGTTTATCCCAAGCTCGCATATCACGTAACATGGATGCCCTTCGCCAACTTCTTTGTTGCCTAACTTCATATGAGTCGCCCCGCAAACTCAGCGGGTGTCTTTGTTCCCTTTCTTAAATTGCATGGGATACAGGCAATCACGATATTTGCTCTTATATTCGCGCCGCCTTTCGCCAACGGCCAAACATGATCTACGTGATATTTTCTACGAGGATATGCCTTGCTACACCAATAGCACTTCCCCTTTTGCTTTCGGTGGCAGTACGCAATGTCCTGCTTGGTAATAACTTCGCTTGTAACCTTTGCTCGCCTATTCGCCGTCCTTGCTCTTTTTTGCTCTGGATGCGCCTGGTGCCACTTTCTTGATCTCTCAAGATGCTCGGCTTTGTGATCAAGAAAATACTGCCGAAGATAATTTTTGTAGTAATCCCGATGCGCATTTTTATATTCACGGGTTTCCTGCAATTTGCGGGCTTTATTTTTCTGATAATGTGCCCTGAAATACTCCTTTAGATAGGTCGCATTTTTAAGTCGATAGGCAGCTTGATATTCTTTTTCCTTTTCGGCGTTAACCATCTCGAATCGACCCCATTATGCCACTCTCCAATTCGTCGATTGCTTCCTGCCGCCGTAACTGCTCTTGGTTTTCATCCGGCGCATGGTTTCGATGCCGAAATACTCGCTCATGGCCAGCGTATCGCCGCGGTTAGGCGACTCCACGCCTCTTTTAATCATGTCGCGCTTGGACTCGATCTTGATGACGCCTTTTTGCTCGTAGGTTTTTTGGTCGAGGCGCACATTCACCAATTCATCGACTAAAAGCGGATCATCCGGAATGCTGATGGTGCCGTGCTCAAACTCCTCTTTGAGATTCCACCAAAGTTCATCACGCATACGATAAAACCGCTGATCCTCGGTCGGCATTTCGGTTACGTTCACGTCAATAATCACATAATCCCGGCAACGCGCACGAAGATTGCCGGCAATGCCCCAACCGACGCCGATCGGGTCGATTAGGACCATTGACGGCTGGTAAGTGAATATCTGACTCATCAGCCAGTTGGTGAGCGTTTCCGAGTTTGTCGTCGTGTACGGCTTGATTTCGAGGATGTTAGGACCGCGGCGGCGAGTAAGCACGGATTCATCGCCGCCGGCGCCCACGTCAATGATGATAAATTCTTCGTCTGTATCAAGGGGCTCGATTTCTCGATGGATAGCATCGTGGATCCATTCTGGATCGAGAAGAGTAAGTTCGTCCATTTTCGGAGGGAGTCCAAGGACGCGAATACGATAGGTGTTGGAATCTCGGCCATACTTTTTCCGCATGTACTCAATATGGTCTTTGCTGACAATCTCGCTTTCTTCCGCGTTCCACCTGAGCGCGCACCACGAGTCCCGATTTTTGAATTGCGAGTCGATCGCATAGCCTTTGCTCCTCGTTGGGTTGAAAATCAGGTTGACTAGATTCAATTTGCCTGTGAGCGTGCCCTCTAGCGGCTTGAATACCGGGTCGGCAACGCCAGATGCTTCCGTAACCGGGATGAGCATATAATCTTCATGCAAGCCGGCCAGCGTTTCGGCCTGCTCATCGAGGGAGTCTTTTGGGTTGGCCGTGCGGGCCATCATAAACCAGCGCTTGCCCTCGGCCTCTTTGAAATAAATCTTATCGGTTTGAATCTCGAACCACTCACGGATGGGCGAGAACTGCACCCACTTTTGCATTTCCGACCAAACGATGTCGCGCAACTGATGGGCTGACGGCGCCGTGGTGGGAATTTTGCAGTAAGAGAAGCAGCAGAGGAATTTCCAACAGATCCAGGCGTTGAGCGCGTCTTTGCCGGTGCCCTGACCGCTCATAATCGAGAGGCCGATCTTTTTTGAGTAATATTCTTCGGTGGGATTGAGCGGGTCTTTATACCACGCCTTAGTTTTAGCGATAACGAGCCGGTCGAACTCGTTCATCGCAAACATTTGCTGCTCTGATGGCGTAGGAGGGGTGTTTTCCTTGGCCCTCATGCAGTCGTTGACGAATTTCGGTGTCGAGGTTCGCCACGAGTCAACGAGGTCGGTTTCTTTGCTCAAATTTCCTCTAGG